TATTGCGTCCGTCTTGCACGATATAGATGTCGCGCATGCCTGTTTCTTCGTTTTCACGCACCAATTTAACACGGTTGTATGTCCGTTCATTGATGCTGCTGATGTAATCGAAGTTTTCACCGGTTTCTTCATCGATAACAAGATCAAGTTTCATGTCCTCAATATTCCGTAGTGTCAGATGTCCAAAGTCATCAAATAACACAAAAATGTTCCCGGCATGAATTGTTTCCAGTGCGAGTGCGGTACATATGATGTCGTGCATGGATGTGTTGCTTTCATCACGGCAAGGAATAACATATTGCGTTTGGGCGATTGTTCCCAAGTTCAACTCGAAATCTGCGGCGATCATTTTGATTACATCAGTTGCCGTTTTATTCGTGTAAACATAGGTGTCTTTGTTTTTCAAATAACGCATTTGACAATATGCGGTCACGCGCACAATTCGGCTCTTATCTCTTCGCTTGCTGAAAATGAAGCCGAAAAACATACCTTTGCCATTGACCTTTAATGCGACCGAATTGCCTTCAACAAAATTGGTCGCAGCATCTGGCAACACATCAAATGTTAATTTTGCCGGAAAACCCCTGCGCCATGTTTCCACACGCACACCGCCGACAACGGACGGACTTTGAAGATTTCCATTATTATCAATGAACAACTCGAATGTTTTCAGCATTATCATCCCACCTTTGAACATCCGGAAGATTAATCACTTGGCCTGTAAAAATCGTATAACTCGGTCTGCCGGTTCCGAGATTGCGTTCGGCGATATGAGGGTTAAGATTTTGAATCTCTCGCCAACGTCCGCCATCGCCTAAATACCGCCTTGCGATTTCCCATAAGTTATCACCCGGCACCACAATATGACTGCGTGCCACCGGTGGATCTTCCGGTGGACGATCTTTATACACAACCGCTTGTGCCGGTGCACCTTGTGCAGCATCGGGCGATTGTTCAAGTATTTCGACTTTTTTAGTACCGAAAAAAGCGTATTGTTTTAAACGGATTTCGACTTCTAAATCAAATCCGTTTTCCCAATCTTCGCGCAGCACATAATCTTCCAAACTCACTTTAATATTGCTGTCAAACAATAACTCACCGTTTGGCTTTACGCGGGAAACAATAAACTGAAAAGGTTCTTGATTCGTCTTTAACTCTTCGAAAGCGTCAAGGAAAAACGAAGCCGGTTGAAAGCCGTCCATGTACACAGCAAAAGGATATTCCGATTGCGGTATTAAACATGTGAACGATATATCAGTTAATCCGGCTTTCCTTAAAATATTGACTTCACCGAAATTTATTAAGGACACGGTACGGTTTTGGTTGTTGATTCTGATTTCCATTTGATTCGGTGCAACCGGCAACATTATTCGATCAAGATAAAAATCATACATGAGAATAACTCCTGTCTGCGGCAACTTCCAAACTCTCACTAACACCGCCAACAATGTAATCAACAACATCATCTAAGTCCATATTGTTGTTTATGGTGTTCGTGATGCTCGGAATGCGCACACTCACTTTGGCGGTCGTGAAACGGTTAATCGTGTCACGTTCAGCAATATCGCGCCAATAACGCAAATTTTCACCACTGATATTAGCGATGTCACCCGCGTACCCCGCGATGTCTGAAACATCTCGCCCGATTGAACCGAAACCGTAATTGCCGTCAAACATCAAGTTCACGAAGTCAGTATGTGTTGCCGGATAACCTCTTTCGCCAGCAATGTTAAATCGACTTTCAATATCTGACCCTAAAGCATATCCAGCATTCCATGCATCTTCGTATGAGATTCGGTTAATACTAAAAGGATTCTCCCGGCTTATAGTGATGGCATTATCATTTTGACCCACTCTTAAAATGTCGCGTCTAAGCTGATTCAATCCGTCTGTCCAATTTGTGCCGAATATGGCATCAATGATGCGCGTGACAACGGTGCCGAGTGATAAAAACCACCCTGTGATGTTTGCCAGTAAGTTCCGAACAGCATAACCGAAGCTGTCAAACCCGCCATTGAATACATTAAGCACCCATTCAATAATGCTGATCCACGGCTCAATAAAACGCGTCCACATGAACTGAATGATTGCGTTTAAAACCCCCGTTACCGCGTTCCATATGAACGCGCCGAGTACTGCGAACGCACCCATTATGATGCCGAGTGCGCTTGTTGCTGAATCGCTGAAATGCCTAACAATGGCAATCAAGCCAAATAACGCGATAACAATCAGTGCAATTGGAAGCAGCATTTTAAGCATTGCGATATTCAGTTTTATTTGTGCAATGGTCTGCGCAATGGTTGCGATTTTCCATATAACAAAACCTGCTGCGATCATCGCAAGTATTGGCGCGATAACACCCCAGTTGTCCGAGAATATCTGTGCGACCCTAAATGCCATGTTGATGATTTGCACAATAAGATTAATGATGAATTGAAATGCGGGGACAAGTCTTTGCAGTGCCGCTTCGATCAGCGGCATGTTTGATTTTATGGTGGTGAAAATCATCATGACCATCGGTAAAAGCTGTGCGCCAATACGGCTTTGAATGTCATTGAACATATTCCGCATGCTTGCTTGCATTCCTTCCGGTGTTCGTGACATTTGTTCGGCCAACCCACCCCACGAAGCACTGACAATATCTGAAATCAAAAGTGCACGTTGCATGTCATCGCCGTACATGATGATGTCGCGCTGCATCTCATTTAAGTGAATACCGGCACGTCTTTCAAGCATACGGTAGTTACCTGCCATTGCTTGTGTAAAGTATTCCGCATATGCGGCCATGTCTTGTGCCGTAGCACCGAAGATATTACCCCGACCTGCGGCAAAGTCAGCGAGTGAACTCATCATGATTTCAATGGCTTCAAGGTCGCCAACATGTTGTGCCAATTCATTTGCTGCACCCAGCATCGTTGTGCTGTTGATTAAATCGTTTGTGTCGGCCTGTATGCGGTTTGCGTGTTCTTGCAAACGAACAAACTCTTCGTAAGTCGCACCGCGGTTCGCCATAGCATTACTTAGCTTTTGTTCAAGTCTTATGTTTTCGTTTGTGAACCCGATTGACCTTTGGATGAAGTTGGCGGCACTGCGTACAGACAACACACCCACAACACCCGCAAGCATACGTTTTAGATTGCCAGCACTTCGCACACCGTCATTCACTCTTGAATTGAACTGTTCTTGACTTTCTATATTTTCACGGAGCGCACGATCGGTATTATTGATGGTTATGTTTAACCGTGAATACTCCCGCGCTGCTCCGGATGCGTCCATGTTTTGAATTGAATTGTTTAAATCTTCTTGTGTTTGCAAGGCACTTTCGAGTTGGTCTTGAACGACACCCAAATTTCGAGTATCCATGCCTTGTTCAAAAGCCTGTTGTGTTGCGGCAAACGCAACAGTTGCACTGTTTAACGTTGAGCCAATCGTGTTTAATGTTGATGACATGTTGTCGTGCATGTCTAAGCGTGTAGAAATACCGGTGTCTTCCATTTTTCACCACCCTTTTAAGTAAAGAAGGGTAAACGCTTATTTGCGTCTACCCTTCGAGTTCTGTTGCATTTTCTTCATGTCTGCTTCTTGTTTTTTTTCGGCTTCGACTTTTTCTTCCATCGATGCGAAATAAAACGCTTTCATATCGCTGGGTGCACTAAGCCAAGTTAAAATGTCTTCGGGCTTCCATCCGTGTTTTTGTATTGCAAAATGTAAAAACGCTGCTTCGGGGTCGCCCTTGATTAGTTTTTTGCATCAACGATTTTTTCATCAAGCTTCACGTTCAAACGGTTGTATTGTTGGATGAACGCAACCATGTTTTGGAAGTCCCCGGCATCGCTTAATAATTTAAACAGCAGTGCTTCCGGTTCTTTTACACCGTAAGAATCTTGCAGTTCTGCATTTAATAAATCGGGGAACACCACCGATGCAACAACTTGTTTTACTTGCACCATTTTAATATCAATTTTGGGGAAAGCATTGAAGCCTTTATCCTTTGTTTCATAGATAGTGGTGCACTCATCTTTGATGCGTTCATTGTCTTCCGCGGATAAAGGTTTGATTTCCCACGGAATAGGCTTGTTTTCTTCATCAACGAAGTTTTCACTCGCCGCATAAAATGCATTGGGTTTTACTTTCTTGTTTGCTTTTAAAAACGCTTTCATATTGGACATATTACATGCCCTCCAATTCATTAAATTCACGCGGGATGTCGGAACTTTCATACGTGCCGGAAATGTCTTCCGTTAAGTTATTGTTCCCCGCTTCAAACCTTGCCATCACCACAGAATCCAACAAGCAATCATGAAAGATTACTGTTTGTGCGCCCACCGAAGAAGCGGGATCTTCATTGGTCACTTGAATTTCAAAATATGGGAATCTCCCTGTTTTTTGATAAGTGTCCACAAGTTTTCTAAATACAGATTGGTTGTAGTGAGCCGTCCCGGTAAATGAACCACTTCCGCCGGCGGGTTTATGTCCCATGTTTACTTTGCCGAGAATGGGGACATCTGCGATGTTAATGTCAAAATTGGCTTCGAACTCGGTCATGCTCATCATGTTCATGCGTCTGCCTTCGATGGTCACGAAGCATTTTGCCAACGCACCATGCATCGAATCCCTTGCGTGCATAATAGGATTACCTAATACTGGCATTGTCTGTTTTCCCCTTTCTATGCGACTTGTACGGTCATGTACAAGAAGCTCATTGCGTTCACAGGCATGATGGTATCTGTCACCGATACAGATCGGCGATTGTCGCCCTCTTCAACGACAACATCAGCCGGAACAAACTGTTGTATGGCTCTGATGTTTTGCAATGTTTCGTGATGCTGTACAATGTCACTCCACAAAGAGATACGCCCGTCCTCATCGTTCGGAACAATGCCGAGATAGCTTTCATTGAATATCAAAGCGATGTCATTACCGATTTGATCAAGAACGCGGATGGTTTGGTTGTACTGGAAATCGGAATTCAATACTTCGGATAATGTGACCAAAGAGTTGATGTCCGACAATACACGCATCTCACCGGACCCACTGCGGTAAAATGCATATTGTCCGTTTGTGATGGCACGTTCGTATTGAAGCTGTGTGAAGTCGCAATCAACGATAAATTCACCATCGTAAATGTTGTTGGTTGCTGTGCGGTTGACCGCTGTGCCTGCACTAACACCGGTGACCCACCAAACCAAATCATGCGGGTTGGCATCTTCATCGATTGCTGTGTTCATGACATTGATAACACCTTCATAATCGTAAGCGTTATCGTGTGTCACACATTGGAACTTAACACCTTGTTCATCGCGCATGCGGCGAGTAAATGCAGAAAACAGCAATTTAACAACCGGATCATCCGATGGACATCCGATTGTATTGAAGTTGTATCCTTCGATTTTATCAAGATAGGTCTGATAATCGGCATTTGTTACGGTGAGCGATTCGCCACCTTCGAGCGAAACACCTGCAACGGCTGCCAAAGTAAAATCGTTCCAACGCACATAGTGGTTCGGCACCAGTTGAGAACTCTCAGACACGGTTTGAGTGTCAACAACCGTGCTGTCAAGCAAAGTTGTGACATCAAACATATCCACGTCATCCACATTCTGTGAAATCGCGATGGTAAGATCATTGCCGCGCTCTCCCGGATGGAGTGCCACAGCATAAGCGTTGGTTGCGTTTGTGCCACCGGTACCCAGTCGGTACAAATAAACCACACGTGTGTTACGGAACAGTTCACGCAAACGCTTTAATTTCGGATGTGTGAAGTCGTATCCGAAGATGCGCAGGCTGTGTCTTTGGAAGTCCCTGTTTGTTACTTCGATGACATTATCACTGTCACCCCAATCGCCGATGTACGGCATGGTTGCAACACCTCTGTCCGAGAACACCATGTTCGCACGGTTGAGCGC